AAAAGATAGTTATATCGGAAAAATAGAAACTATAGTAAAAGTTTTGTTTATGTCTATAGTCACGAAAAAAAAAAAAAAAGTTATCAAAAAAGGTTGACAAAAAAAGTATAGGTATAGTACTATAATATTGTTGAAAGACAACCTTGTATCTGATGAGAATATACGCGTTGAACAGTTAGGAATAATGACGCGTCAATGTTCATTGGCAAGCCAAAAGAAACAGAAAAGGAGTGATGCGTATAAAGGCAATCGGTGTTCTACTTATATTTATATTATTATTAATAACATGAAAGGAGTGATTTATATTAAACTAAAAAGCATTGTGTCTATTGTAACAGGCACAATAGGAAGCCTATTAATTAACTTAATAGGCAAACCAACAGACGACCTTATTATATTAATAGTTTTAATGATTATTGATTTAATAGTAGGGTTTCTTATTTCAGCAATATGGCAGAAAAGCAGTAAGACAGACAGCGGAAAGCTGTCAAGTGGTGTTATGTTTAAAGGAATAATTAAGAAGTTCTTTACACTTGTAATAGTTGTAATAGCGTATCAGTTAGATATGCTACTTGCAATGAATGTAATTAGACATATAGTAATAATCGCATTCATAGTAGAAGAAATTCTTTCTATTACTGAAAGCATAGCAATTACAGGTATTAAGATACCTACAATAATTACTAAGGCATTGGATGTCTTAGAGAAAGAGGTAAAACATGAACTTTCCAATAGTGACAAGTAAATATGATTATGGTAATGTATTCTTTAACAATCTTGCGCCTATTGTCGTTAATGAGTACATAAGACGAAAAGGGCAGAAGCGTTTGTTTCCGTCTACTGTGTTAGCAATGGCGGCATTAGAGAGCGGTTATAATCTTAATGCTGAAACATTGTTCGGAATTAAGGGCGATGGCGTTATTCTTGATACAACGGAATACATTAACGGTGAGTACATTAATGTTAAGGATAGCTTTAAGGCTTATCCTAACATATCGGCAAGTGTACAGGGGTTGTATGATTTAATGCAGTGGGTGCATTACGACAGAGCGACTTCTTGTATTGACTACGAAGAAGAGTGCAGGATGATACAGGCTTGCGGATACGCAACCGACCCAGACTACGCAGACAAGTTGATTAATATTGTTAATAGTTACCAACTGACTATGTTTAACAATATTGAAGAGACAGAAGAACCAGAGACACATATTTACACTGTTAAAAGTGGAGATTCACTCTGGAACATTATTAAAGATTATTACAACTTTAATAATGATACTGATATTACCAACAAACTTAATGAGATTGTGAAATTTAATGATATAGGAAATCCTGACCTTATTTTTGTTGGCGAAAATATAACATTAATTTAAAGGAGTATTAAGAATGTCAAGAATTGATTTTATAAAAGATTTAATATGTAATACAATAGCTCAAACAATGGGAACAGACTACTACCCAACAACAGGAACAGACAGCAATAAGAATTTATCGGCTGTGGACACGTGGAAGCTGATAGATGTAGGTAAGGATGTCGATGACGCAGGTAAGAAAGATGTTTTTACTAAAACTTTAATGATACAGTTGGGAAAGTATTACTTTGACACAAGAGTGTATGACCCACAGCTTCCGCCTGTATTCAGAGATGTAATGGAATATGGCGGTTATATCTTGCATACAAGATTAGGATTGTATGAGGTAGAGGATGACCCTAAATGGGATTTAACAAGCGGCAAGGACTACAGCGCGGATGAACATACACCTGTCTTACCTAAGACATACGCTAAGATTTTTGAAGAACTGAAAGCCTTAAGAGTTAAATATACAATGTACAATGATACTCTTATGGAAGCTATGACGGACTGGACAATGATGGATAGATTTATAAGTCAGATTGAGGTAGCTTATCAGAATACCGTTAATGTTATGTTGGAAGCAGTTTCAATGCAGTTAATTGCAAGTGCTATTGCAATTTCTGACAAAGCAACTGGTACAGCAAGGCATCTTTTAACAGAAGCTAAAGCGGCAGGCATTGCTACTGCTTCAATGACGGCAGAGGATTTCTTAAAAAGTCCAGAATGTGTAAAGTATGCACTTATGGAAATTAAGAAAACAAGAAGCTACATGGAAAAATTTACATGCGCATTTAATAATAAGACAACGCCATGCTTTACACCTAAGGACGATAATGTTTTGTTAATGCTTACAGCGTTCTCCGCGCAGGCTTCTAATATTCTTGCGAGCGTGTATCATGATAACAAGTTTGACCTTGGAGAGTTTAATGAGGTACCATGGTGGCAGGCAACAGCTAAGGATGTATCGGGTGTTGAGAAATTTAATGATTTTGATACGAACAGCACTGTAATGATAACAGCAGATGCTAATAACAAGTTAGGTATTGGAGCCGAAGCATATACAGGACAGTATGTTATAGCTTTAATGTATGATAGGCTTGCTGTTGGTATTGCTGAAAGAGCAGGTAACAAGGTTACATCTTCTTATACTGCTAGTGCAGATTTTTGGAACATGTTTGACCACCATGCATTAAATGCGTGGGTAGACAGTAATTACAACATGGTAGCGTTCATTATTGATTAATGATATTTTGAACTCAGTTCACAAATTGAACTGAGTTCAATTTTAGAAAGGATTAACATGTATAATTTTTATAATTTATATGGCTGTGGTATACCTTTAAATGACGGCTTACAATTACATTACTGGTGTACCCTAGAACAGATATTAACAAGTATGTATAAATATAAGGCATTACCTAAAGGATTAAACAAAAAGTATATAGAGCATACTCTTATAAGGTTCGGTTGTGCTTGCATTGTTAAAATAGGAAGTGAATACTTTGTAGGCGTGCCTGCAATACAACCGCCGCTTGATAATTATGGTATTGGTACAGACATTGTTGTAACAACATACAATGGCTTGCACCAGATTAAAGGTACATTAGGAGTTAATGCAGTTCTTATCTGGAATAATACAGAGTTTACAGGTGACTTTATAATTAGTTGGTACGCTAAAATGTTTAAAGAAATAGATGTGTCTATGGAAGCTAATGTATTTAATAGCCGATTACATCCTATTCCAGTCGCGCGCAATTCTAAAATTAAGAGCGCAATAGACAATATATTCAAGTCTATTAAAGGAGAGACTAAAAACAATGATACTTACAGCATATTATCCGATACAGCGTTTGCGGAAGAAATAAACGGTACAGCTTCTAATATAGATGTACTTAATTTAACAGATGTAAAAGATGTTGATAAGTTGCAATATTTATCAAAGTTTCACGATGATTTATTAAGACGATTCTGTACATTATACGGTCAACCAATGCAGACTACAGGCAAGATGGCTCAACAGACAGTCGAGGAAATACAAGGGTATGACAGTTTCAGTATGATTATACCGTCTAATCGTTTAGAAGAAAGACAAAGGGGAATTGCTGAATTTAATCGTGTTTTTATCGAAAATGTAACGATTGAATACAATACCGCTTGGCAGGATAGTTTATTTAAAAAAGGAGGTTATAAACAATGAAACTGGCGACAATGAAAAAGATTAAAGAGTACATAATTAAAAACAATCTTTCTATATCATTGATAGATAAGTCTGTTTTGGGGAATACCGGTTGGGAGCAGATGTACAAAGATAACGCTACAATAATAGATAATATCTGTTATAGATTGTATGGACAGAATGTTCTGGAAGATACCGCCGACCCTACAATAACCAGCGATACCGCAACACTTACATCTGAATTGTTATTTAATTCTAATTTATTCATTAAGTCGTGCAAGTCATCGCTTGATAGGCTGTGGGAATTGGAAAGCGTTAATTTTTCACCTATAGAAAACTATGACAGATACGAAGATATTTCTACTGTTAGAAGTGGTAATGAAACTACCGAATTAGGTAAAACAGGAATTGAAAAAGAGACTTCTATAACTAACGGTGCTGTTGAGAATGCAATTAAAAACAACCAGACAGAAACCGTTAAAAATGAACCAACCTCATATACCACTAATTTGATAGACACATCAACAACCAAGTATAGTGGCAATGCAGATACTAGCACAACAACATACAATGCACTTACAGATACAAAAGAGACTGCGTATACAGATAGAAAAGACACAACAACACATGTATACAACGACATTACAGATAAACATAATGCTCATATTCATGGTAACATTGGTGTTACGACTGCAACAGCTATGATGACAGAATATGTTGATTTTTATAGTACATATAAATTCTGGGAAGAATTTTGGAAGATGTATGGAACTGTTAATTTTCGCGCTGACTACAATACAGAAATGGAGGAGTAAGAATGAATGTATCTTTTTATAATTACACTGGTGCTAACAATGTTATTAATAAAACATTAGGAACAGGTGTTAATATAGAATGTAACATGCAAGTCGCAACAGACCAACTAATGCCGCATGTTAGAGTAACATTTAACGATTCAGAGACTTTTGATACATTTACTTATAATTATTGTACTGTAACACTAGGCTCTAAAACATATCCTTATTTTATAGACGTCAATTCTATTAAAAACATAGGTAAAGGTGTTTGGGACGTTCCAATGACGTTAGATTTGTTGGAATTGTACAAATCGGACATTTTAGCAAGTGAAGCAATTATCGAGCGTAGTAGTAGCGCATACAATATGTATTTAAGAGATGATTTATATAGTGCCTATGGCTACCCATTAATAGGCTGTAAAGAATTTCCGAATGGGTTTACAGATAATTATACATATATATTAAATGTTTGTAATAGCATAGAAATGGGGTGAAGTTATGAAAGTTATTGTCGATAAAAATGGTAATATATATAACATATTTGATAGAAAAAAAAATGAAACTGAATATATAAAAAAAGATTATAATTATATGCCAGTTACGGCTTTACCAAATATGCCAATAACTAAAAACTTTTGGGATAATTTATATAGTATAGATTCTCTTGATTTAAAACAACCTGTTATTAATGTTAATAAAAGTCACACATTTAGTTTTAATGGTTATAACGCAACAATAACACTTAGTTGCGTTAAAGAACAAAACAAAAATGACGCAAGAATGATAATTAACACGAATGGAACATTAACAACTGGCACTAATTTAACTGTAAAAAGTATACGTGATACGTCTCAATTTAGTATTTATTCTGCTAAATTAATTCCTTTTGCGTGGGTAAAAAATAATGAAATAGTAGCACTTTCCGTTGGTTGGTCTATTTTTAATGAATCAACACCATACAACATTGTCACTTCAATTGGATACGAAGAGAACAGCGCTGGGGTGATTTTTGGTAAAGACTACAATGGTATAATTATTAATAATGATAATTTTGTAAGCGAACGCGAGTTTGACAATTCGTCTGATACTTCTCAAGGTGGCGGATATGGCACTGGCACAATGCCCACAGATAATATAAATATACCGAATCTTCCAGTCATTAACATGAGTGATACTGGTGCAACACTATATTCTTTAACGCCGTTGCAAATGAAAAACTTTAGGTCGTGGCTATGGACAACAGACTGGATAGATAATCTTAAAAAAATAAGAACAGACCCTATGCAAAATATTATCGGTATATCAATAGTTGATATACCTATAGCTAGTGGTCTTAATGCGTTAATATATGTGGGTAATGTCGCCTCTACTGTGGAAGCTAATGTTATAACTAATTCTTTTATTGAATTAGACTGTGGTGATATAACGCTTAATGAATATTATGGGTCATTCGCAGACTATGAGCCTTTTATAGCAACAACTTTATATCTTCCAAAGGTAGGTTTTGTGCAAATTCCTGCAGATGTGTGTGTTAATAATACTATTAAAGTTGTCTATCATATAGAATTAAGCAGTGGTGAGGGACTTTGCTATATTCAATTAACTAGCAAGAGAGACGGATTTAACTACATATGGAATACATACACTTGTCATGTAACTAGTAATATAACATTATCTGCACAAGACCACAGCCAACAACTTGTAGCACTTGGCAATGCTATTATTAATACAGGTATTAGTGCTAGTAATGCTATAGCTAATCCATCTTCTGCAACGCAAGGATTAACAAGCACTTTGTCAAGTTGTATAGATGTAGCTACCACAAAAAACCAAACTAGCACAAAAGGAAATGTTGGTAATATGTCGGCGGTAATGTGCTATAAAAAGCCGTACTTGCTTATTAATCGAACAAACCTTACAAAGCCATCATCATTCCAAGAAAATAATGGTTACTTAATTAATTATACAGCTACAATAGGCGACCATACAGGATTCTTGCAGACAAGAAATTATCATTGCAGTTTTAATGCCCCATATAATCACAGGGCAGAAATTGAGAGATTAATGGACGGAGGTGTAATTATTAATGCTTAATAGGTGGAGAAAAATAGAAAAGGAGGTTGTCAAGGCAGGGGTTATCCCTGCCGAGATTAACACACCACTGGGGTTAAATAGTACTTGGAATTGTTATATCTCGGACAGGTCAAACGGAAAAACAACCTCTTGGCTTATATATGCCATTAAGGCGTATTGCATGTATGGAATTGTTACGCACTATATCAGAAGCACCAGAAACATGATAACTCAATCCGCTGTTATGACTATATTCAATGTTATTATTAGTAATAATTATGTATCTAAACTCACAGAAAATAAGTGGAATAGTATTGTTTATATGCGTAATGAGCATAAGTTTTACTTATGCAATCGAAATGATAGCGGCAGCGTTGATGAAATGGATTTAGAGGGTTTTTTAATGTGCATGTCTATTGATAAAGCTGATGAATACAAGTCTGGTTATCAGTGCGACAACGGCGACTTAATATTATTTGATGAATTTATTAATACTTTTTATAAGCGGGGGGAGTTCGTTAAATTCTGCGATTTGATAAGTACTATTATAAGAAAACGTACGGATTGCAAAATTGTTATGCTTGCTAATACAATTTTAAGAACATCAGAATATTTTGATGAATTAGAGTGCCGCGAATTTATTGACCATGCAGAGGGTGGTGACTTTATCGATTATGAAATACCATGTGAGACAGGTGGAAGTACAAGCGTACATGTAGAAATTCTTTCTCCTAAATTAAATGATACTAGGAAACTTTTTAATGCAAAATACTTTGCATTCAGAAACCCATTATTACATTCTATCACAGGTAGCGGATGGGCTGTGCGTAACTATCTACACCCAACAGAGGGATTTAAAACAATTCATAAAAATATATTTTTGGAATATAAAAATAAATGGTATTCTCTGCGCGTAATACAATTAGAATGCGGAAGATTTACTATTTTTATGGCACCACATACAAGAGAACCAAAAGAGGACGCATATATATATTCAGATAATTATAATCCTTTTGACGCAAGATATCATTCATTAACGCACGATAAAAACATTTTTGACACATGGCTATTTAATAGATATTACAGTGGAGATATTATTTACGCAAATAACACATGCGGTAGTATCTTAGAGGATTTTATGCACAATATAAGATAATGTTTCACATGAAACATTAAAAGGCAGGGGTATTATCCTGCCTTACTTGATTTCTCGCTCATACATGCCTACTATATGCTCTATATAATCTGTATAATCTTTTTTGACTTTTATTGTAAAATCTATATTTGTAATTGCAATACTGCTTTTACTTGTCATTAATTCCCCATTAATATAATCACTATGCTCTATATCATTATATACCGCGCTTGTCTTGCAATCTTTAAATGACTGCTTATCTTTTAATAATTCCATTACTTTTAATGCTTCTGCCTCGCTAGTGTGATTCTTTTCATCTGTTGTTATTCCTGCTGTTCTTTCTAGTGTACCTTTTGGAACTCCTGCAATTGTAACTGAAAGTTTATTATTTTCATCATATCCTATATATCGCTTGCAACCTATTGTTTTAAATAGTTTATATGTTGGCTCGCTATCCCAACACCCAAGTTCTTTTATTAACTCATAATTTTTATTATATTTTTCTGCTAACTTTTTATTCTTTTCAATCTGTTCTTTGTTATATTTATTAAAATAGTCGTCTGGCATATTGTAGCCCTTAACGCTGTCTGTATCTCCGTATACAACACAATCCGCATTTTCATAAACACCCGTTAATTCCTGCCACCTTGCCCATGCGGTACACCATATTCCCCAAAAAGGAGACAATACACTGCTTCTTATATTCTTATAATAATCGTTTATTTCTTTAGTAATATTACCTGTTTCAGTATTCATTATATAATTGTATTTATGTATACGCGTTACAAAACAACCATAGAACATATTAACAAAGCACTTTTCATTGTAATAATCTTCTCCTGCTAACTTTAATTCTTCTTTGCGTTCGTATGCGTCTAGCATTGTAGAAACAACATAATCTGGAAGTTTTCCACGAACCGCAATTTTAAAACTGTTGCATTCCATTCTATATATATCATGCTTATAAAATTTATTAAATATCTCCCAGTCGAGTTCTGTCATTAATAGTCGCACTTTGTCTGCTTCTGCAATTCTTCCATTGTCTACTAAAACCCTGCCATTATCATTGTTAATAATTTTAGAAGTACTTATTATACTATGTATTGTTGTTTTTTTGACATTGTATATCGTTAAATCAAGGATACAACAATATCTACTTAATAGCTGATTAAACTGACTTTTTCCTGTAATGTTGACTTTTTTGAACTCACTTACAGGATAATATCTGTGACTAATCTGCGCAGGATAACTACTTGTTATATCCTTACATTTAATATCATATAATATCTTGCCGTATACATCCGCTGCCGATTTAACCCAACCGCCTGCAAAAAGGTATTCCATGTACATTAAATATTCATTAAAGGTTCTTGGATACATGCTTAATATCTGATTTTTAGTAATTTTTTTCTGTTCCTTAAATGCCTGTTTTAATCTATGTCTTACTATAGACGTCTCTGTGTATATCATTTCATTATTTTTGATATATTTATTAAAATAGTACTCTGCAAATTCACATAATATTAATACATCATTTTCACAATACTTCTGTTCTTTTTCTGTTAAATTCTTACCATCAAAACTGTTTCGTAATATTGTATAATCTATATCCCCAACCATTTTTTGAGTTTTGGTATATCTTTTTGCTAATTTTGCTAAACTCATATGAGTTATCTGGTAACTGTCTATAAATTTAATATTATTACTTTCAAAATATAAAGGTTCTCTTAAAGTTTTCAAGAATACATCAGTTATAGGTATTTCTTTTCTTACAAATTGCCATTCAAAAGAAATATTATGTATAAAGCATAACATCTGCGCTTTAAAATCTTTTGTGTGATTTTCTGCGCACTTTTGTACATTTAGTCTAATTATATAATTGTTTAATATTTCCAAACAATCGTTGTACTCTTCCCATGTATTACCATAGAAAGCAACTCCATTAATTCCTAATTGCCATATATACATGTACGCTCTATCTATGTAAGTTGTTGTTTCAATATCAAACCCTGCATATATATTATAATAATGGTTAGAATATTTTCCTTGCTTCACTGTATAGCACTCTATGTTCTGTTGTTTTAGCCATTCATTCAAACAACTATAATGTTTCATATATTACTCCCTTGCAAAAGGTATTACGGCAACACCGCCAATATCAAGGTCTTTCTCATAATCTTCTATTAATGTTGCGTTTCGACTTTCTATATCATCAAGTAATTTATTTAAAGTGTTCTTATCAAGCTTTCTTAAACCATCATCAAGAGCCTGTATCATTCTCTGTGCGTCTGTGTTAGAACTCTCTTCGCGATATGCAAAATATCTTATTTTATTAATTCGGCTTTCAACTTTCTGTTGCAAATATTCCTCACTGCCTACCTTTGTATGTACTGCATACTTTTTAATAGCTTTTTCACTTGCAAGCGGATTATCTAATAGTCTTTCTGCCTCTTGATATTTACTAGTATACTGTAAACCATGCCGTTCTCGGAATTGTTGCTCTCTCTCTAAGCGTTCTCTAGGTGTTAGCTTCTTTCGTTTTGCCACAGGTGTTCTATATTTAGTCAATTTCTTAGCTAACTCACTCTTTTTAGACTTTGTAAAGGATTTTATCGTTTGAGTGCTAGCAATCGCCTTTGTACTTAGATTGCCGCTTGCTGTTTGTCCTGCTTCCTGTACAAATGCCAGAAGCGTTTCTTTTTCTAAGCCTGTCGCTTTCTTTAAACGTCTATTAAATGCTTTAACAGCTTTCTTTCTTGCTTCACTAACCATAACAATACCTACTTTCTATTAAATAAGCCCTTGCCATATTGCAAGGGCTTTTAGTTAATTATGTTTCATGTGAAACATTGAACTATTCCTCAAATGGAACATCATCCTGTGCCTTAGAAAATACTGGAACGCACTTATAGCATGTTCCTAACTTAGCCTTAACAGCTACAATACGCATTGTATCACATTCGCCGCGGTAATCTGCATAGCCATCTAAGAATGTTGGTGAACCTGTATGAATAATACCATACTCAACAGTATCAATGTATGTTCTGTCAATCTCACGTTCTGTAGTCTTAATATGACAGTCTGCATCCCCCTGTGGGGTGAATGTACATCCAACCAGTTCAGTAATGCTAATAGATGTTACATCACTCTTAGAACACATCTTCTTAAATAACTCTGTATTAAGTGTGCCTGTTGCGTTGTCTAGTGTTACCTCAAATCCTTTTGTTTCCTTTTTCATGTCTTTTAATCTCCTTTAATATTATTGGCTTGTCTCATCAGTGCCAAGGTCACCAACCTACGGCAGACGGCACGCTGTGCCGTTTCGACTATTGATATGCTATAACTTCTTTGCACAACTTCACGTTGTACTCCTTTTCGTTGGGGATTTCAATTGTCTTTCAACAATATTATAGTACTATACCTATACTTTTTTGTCAACTTTTTTTTTGATAACTTTTTTTTTTTTCGTGACTATAGACATAAACAAAAAACTTTTACTATAGTTTCTATTTTTCCGATATAACTATCTTTT